ACATACAAGCCAAAAGAAACTAACGTAAAAAAGTTAGAGGTATTTTTAAACAAACTAAATAAAGACAAATAATGGCTTTAGATTTTACACATATAAAAGGAGATACATTTGAAGCAGTAAACTTTCAGATGCTTGTTAATTCTGTTGCATTAAACTTAACAGGTTGTACATTACGTATGCAATTAAGAAAAGAATATGGCGGAGTAATATTTTTATCTTTAACTTCTGTTGCAAGTGCAGGTATAACAATTACAAATGCTGCTACTGGTTTATTTAGAATTAATAGACAAATAATTAATATTGATGCTTATAATTACATTTATGATATTGAATTAATAAAGGCAGATGGTACTGTTAAGACATATATAAGCGGTAATTTTTATGTAACTAATGATGTAACTCGATAATGGCAAACGATATAATAGATATTAATGTTTACGAAACAACTGAAACTGTTGAAATTACTGTAAACCCTAATTTAACTACTGTAAATATTAATCAAGTTACAGGTGGTGGAGGTGGTGGTGCTACTGATTTAGAATATATAGCAACTCCTACAGATGGAACAGTAACAAGTAGTACAGGTAGTGGTGCAACTATACCATTAGCTGATGGTACAAATGCGGGATTAATAACTTCTGCTGAAAAGACTAAAATAGCAAATTCAGTTCCATATACAGGAGCAACAAGTGATGTAAATTTAGGAGAATTTGGTATTCAATTAGGAAATTTAGAATTTGACAATACACCAACTAATATACCTACTACTGCTGGTTCTATGTATTACAATGATACAGATGGAACATTAGATTTAATATTAAAAGGTGGTAATGTTACTTTACAAGTTGGACAAGAAACAGTTATAAGAGTAGTAAATAAAACATCTACAAATGTAAGTTTATTAGAATCTAATTACCAAGCGGTAAGAATAACAGGTGCTCAAGGTCAGAGACCAAAAGTAGATTTAGCACAAGCTACAAATGATGTTTTAAGTGCTGAAACTATTGGATTAGTAACTGAAACAATAGCTAATAATCAAGAAGGATTTATAACCACAAGTGGATTAGTTAGAGGTATTAACACTACTGGAAGTCTACAAGGTGAAACTTGGTTAGACGGTGATATTCTTTATTTAAGTCCAACAGTTGCTGGAAGTATTACAAAAGTAAAGCCAGTAGCACCAAATCATTTAATTATTATTGGATATGTAATCTCTGCACATATAACACAAGGAACTATTTTTGTTAAAGTTGATAACGGTTATGAATTAAATGAGCTTCATAATGTTAAAATAAATGGCGTTGCAAATAATAATGTTTTAGCTTATACTTTATCAACTGATATATGGGAAAATAAAACAGTTGCAAGTGCTTTAGGATATACTCCATATAACGAAACAAATCCAAGTGGTTATCAAACTGCTTCTCAAGTTCAAACTATTGCTGATGCAAAAGTAGCTAATACAATTACAAATGGAGTTACAACATCAGCACCTAATCAAGATGTTGTTTTTGATGCTTTAGCTTTAAAAGCAAATGATAATAGTGTAGTACATTTAACAGAAAACGAAACTATTGCAGGTACAAAAACATTTAGTTCAAATATAGTTATTCCAGCTACAGGTACTGCATTAATATTAAGTGCAAGTTCTGGTGGTACAGTTAGTGGTCTTACAACAACTACTTATCCAGATTTAACTGAATTAAGTTATGTAAAAGGAGTTACAAGTGCTATTCAAACACAATTGAATGGTAAACAACCATTAGCAACGGTATTAACAAATACAACTGCATCGTTTACAACGGAAGACGAAACTAAATTAGATGGTATAGCTACGGGTGCAACTGCAAACAGTTCAGATGCTACATTATTAGCAAGAGCAAACCATACAGGAACACAATTATCTAATACTATATCAGACTTCAATAGTGCCACAAGAGCTGAAACTGAAGCGGAGTTAGTAGCAGGAACTAATATAACTATTACACCATCAGGAACAGGAGCGACAAGACAACTTACAATAGCTGCAACTGGTGGTGGTACTTCAACACAAAGTGCTTTTACAGTATTAGCAAATAACACCAATGCTACTGCTGCACCTACTGAACAACCATTTGAAAGCATAGCACAACAAGCCTATTCTGGTACAATAGTACAAACTGCTACAACTGCTGCATCTGGAACAACTAACCACAGTTATCAATGGACACAAGTTGGTAAATTAGTGTCTTTAAGAATAAACATTGATTTTGCATCTTCAGGAATAAGCATTTCACAAATCGCTTGTGAGTTACCATCGGATTGTCCTGCTCCAGCTTTACCAACGGGAGTTAGTGCCAGTGGTGATGTTATAAATTACGGAATAGGAACAATGGGGGGGCAAAGAACGTTGGTTGCTGGAATAGGGACTTCTGCATTGAGAATCAAATCAGGAACAGTTTACGAGGTGGTTGTTACAAGAACATCCTCGTCATTTAGCAAAGCATATTATTCAATTCAATATTTCACAGTATAATGAGACACATAAGACAGATTAATTCAGTAGGCACAGATAGTTATACCGTAGTAATAGCTCAAGAACCGTTAGAACAACATTTAACAATAGTTTTACATCCTGATTTATTTGAAATTTCAGAAGATGAGATTCCAGAAAAACACCAATATTTAATTTATGAGTAAAGAAAATATAGATAGAATTTTAAGTAAATTCATATCACGTAAACTAATGGTGTTTGCAATAGCTTGTTGTGGTTTATTTGCAGGTGATTTAACTTCTCAAGATTGGGTAGTAATAGCTACTGCTTATGTAAGCATTCAAGGATTTACGGATATAGTTGCAAAATTAAAAAATTAGAATGGAGTTTCAAGAAAAAGAAAGATTAGACAGAATGGAACAACACCTTCGTTTAATAAAAGAAGATTTACAACACATTTCAAGTGCTTTAGTAGGTTCTAAAGTAAATGGTAATAAAGGTGTTATTTCTGATATTGATTCCATTAAACACGATATAGAAGCATTAAAAGAAAAGTTAGAATTTATTGAACTTGATATGGCTAAAAAGTCTGTTTACATAGGTCAATTAAAATTTGTTGCGGGAGTACTTACTGCTGGATTAATAGGAACAGTTATAAAACTTTTATCAAAATGAAATTAGACAATAAAGGTTATTTAATGATTTGTGAGTTTGAAGGCTTTAGTGCTAAACCATATTTATGCCCTGCTAAATTAGCAACTATTGGTTATGGCAATACATTTTACAAAGATGGTAAAAAAGTTACTATGGTGGATAAAGAAATAACTAAAGTAGAAGCGTTTGATATGTTTAAAGACATTGCTGATAATTTTGCTAAAAGAGTTTCTAAATGTGTTACACAACCTTTAACACAAAATCAATTTAATTCTTTAGTTTCATTTGCTTATAATGTTGGAGTAGCTAATTTTATGAATAGTACACTTTTAAAGAAAGTAAATAATAATAGATTAGACCATACTATAAAAAATGAATTTTTAAGATGGGATAAAGTAGGAACAAAAAAATTAGCAGGTTTAACTAAAAGACGACAAATTGAAGCAGACAATTATTTCAAAGAATAAAGGAGTTTTAGCATTTTGGTTAGCAGTTGCATTAGCCTCTAATGTAATTACAATGTTATCATCTTGTTCAACAAGAAAAGTAGTAATAGAAGAATTTAAGAAAGATTCTTTGTCCCAAATTTACACTAAAATAGAGACGAAAGAAGATATAAAAATAGAAACTAAAAATGATATTATAACCAATGAATTTATAATAACACCTTTAGATACTTGTAAAGATATTGTAGTAAACGGTATAACGTACAAAAACGTTGTTTTAAGACACATTAATACAAAAGACAATAGTTTATACAAACAAGATATAAAAGTGTCTAAAATTGAAGATAAACAACAAACTACAAAGGTTAAAGAAAATACAAAATTTAAAAATATAGAGAAAACTTCTAATCCAATAGGATATATTTTAATTATAATTATAATTTATTTAGTATGGCAAAACAGACGGTGGTTTCTACCCGTATAGAAACTAATATTTCAAGACCAGGTGTACATTCAAAAACAAAATCTTCTAAATTAAAATCTTCTAAAAATTATCAAAAGAAATACAAAGGTCAAGGAAGATAATTATCCGCAACACACTTTGTTTTTTGTTCTGTTTATTTTATTTTTTTTTAATTATTTTTTTTAATCTTTTTTTGTTTTTAAGAACATTTCAAAATTACAAGTTTTTTTTGACATTATTGCAATAAATTAAAATTAGTTATTTACAAATATTGTTAATTTATATTGTATACATTTGACAAATGAAAAAGCCAACACGTAAAAGTTTAGTAATAAAATTAGATACAGTCTTTAGTCAATATATAAGGCGTAAAGATGCTATTGATGAAATAGCTACTTGTGTTACTTGTAATAAGAAAGACCATTATAAGAAACTTCAGTGTGGCCATTTTATGTCACGTAGACATTACTCAACACGTTGGGATGAAAATAATGTAGGTGTACAATGTTATGGTTGCAACATTACAAATCAAGGTATGCAGTATGCTTTCTCAAAGTATTTAACACAATTTGATAATAACTTACCAGATAGTTTATTAATTAAATCAAAACAAATAGTTAAATTTGCTGATGTAGATTTGATTGAAATGATTGAATACTATAATTCTAAATTAGATTCTTTGTAGTTCTCTGTTTATATATTGTTTGTTAGAAAAGGGATGCTTTAATTAGTTTCCCTTTTTTTGTCTAAAATGTTAAAATTTTGTTAAAATTAATATTGATAGTTTTTTATATCAAAAACAGTTATATATTTGTACTCAACAAACAAACAAATAGAAATTATGAGAACAGCTAAAGATTTAAAAATTGGAGATACTTTTAAAAAACAAGGTTTTACATTTACAGTAGCTACAATAGAAAATGATAAACAAAAAAATGGAATTGAGTGTGTAAATATTATGTGTTATACAAATAACGGTAAAATAGCAGATAGTCATTTTAATTTTAAATTAACAACTAAAGTATAATAAAACAAAGTGGAGCAGCATACTATAAACTGCATTAACAACTAAAACAAACAAAATGAAACAAAATTTAAAAGACATCGGATTAGCATTTATTTTATGGGGATTATTTATTACTGCAGTATTAATTTTAACACTTTAACAAATGAAAGATTTATTAGATTACAACAGATTTAGATTAGAAGCAATGCAAGATAGAATTTGCAAATTAGAAAACCATCTTCAAACATTAGAAACATACTGTTTTGAATTAGCTGATGAAAATTGTCCAAGAGAATACAAGACAATAATTAAACAAGAACTTTATAACTTAAAAACAAATTAAAATGGAATATGAAGAATTAATAAATAATTTTGAATATAATAATAATACTGGATTATTAAATAGAATTACAAGAAAAAATAGTAATGGTTCTAAAGATAAATTTGGGTATTTAATTATAAAATACAAAGGTAAACAACATAAAGCACATAGATTAATTTGGCTTTATAATTATAAAAAATACCCTGATAATTTAATAGACCATATTAATGGAATAACAAGTGATAATAGAATTGAAAATTTAAGGGATGTTAGTTGTTTAGAAAATTCTTTAAATCATAAAAGAAAAGCAAATGATATAACTGGTTATGTTGGAATTTATAAAGATGAAATAACAAAAGGTTTAAAAAGTAAATTTACAACTCAATTTAACAATAAACAATATAGATTTTTAACAATAGAAGAATGTATAAATTTTAGAAAAAACAATAACTTAAAACTATAAAAAATGACAGAATTAAATTTTTATGAAAAATTAGCAGCAGTTAAATCTGAAGTAGGTAGGATTTCGAAAGATAGTAGCAATCCTTTTTTTAAAAGTAAATACTTTGATATAAATTCTTTACTTATGCACGTTGAACCAATTATACAAAAAAATGGTTTATTATTATTACAACCTATTCAAGATAATTTAGTAAAAAGTATTATTTATGATACAAATGGATTTTCTATTGAATCAG